GAATCTTTATAACGCTTCTATAACAGCACACGCTCACGATGGGTCACACGCGGATGGTATATGTATCGCAGGTTATGACGGTATAAGTTTTCGTGCCGGCTCCCGTCCCGACTTCTCTCCTGCGCTAGTTGGAGAAAGAATGAGAATAGAACCGACCGGACACGTGGGAATCGGTACAACAAATCCGACAACCCAACTTCATATTAAAGGGAGCGATCGTAGTAACACATCAGGTGCTACTTCATACACAGACCAGTTACTGACTCTTCAAACAGCAAGGTCATCCAGCAGTTATCTCGTGTGGGCGTGTTCAGGGAGCGCCGGAGATGATTGGGATTTGCAGTACAGTGCTAACGGTTCATCACAGTATAGATTATGGTTATTCTATAATGATAACCAGCTTTTTTATTCGAATGGGACACCGAGAATGGTAATAGCAAGTGGTGGAAATGTGGGCATTGGATCCTTCACTCACACAAGTTTGCCGGGTCATATGTTACATTTAAAGGGTACTGCTGATACTGTGCTTAGAATGGAGGCTGATAGTAATAATTCAGGAGAAAATGATAATCCATTAATTTGGATGTCACAAGACGGGGGCGTGAGTGGAGGTAATACCTATTTCAAAATAGGAATGATTGGGGACGCCGGTCAAATCTTTACAAATTCAATTGGGAATGGTGCTTTTATATCTACGGAAGACCACTTCCAAATTGCAACGAATGGAACGATGAGGATGACATTTTTACCGAATGGTCGCACAGGCATAGGCACAAAAGCACCCGGCGCTCCTTTACATCTAACCTATACTTCTGGACACTATAATAATGTCCAAGGTTTTATTAATGAAGCAACATCAGGTCGTTCAACGACAAGATTAAGAACCACTGGTAATGATGCGAGTGAATTATTTTTTGATGTCAATGGAGCGATGCGATGGGATTTTTCTTGTAGGGGCCTCTCCAATAATTACGATATGTATATTTATAATAGTCCAAACGCAACAAGTTTAACCGCTCTTAGTAGCGGTTCCGCCCCAGTTATGGTATTAACACAAAGTGGCAGAGTGGGCATCGGCACAAGTTCGCCTAAATCAGTTTTGCATATTGTTGGAACAAGGGAAAACACACCTTCAGCTGCGGGAATACATTTAGGTGGAAATGCCGTCAGTGGTAGTCTTGATTATGCAATTGAAATAGTTGCTGGAAATTCATCAAGAGCATGCTACATAGATTTTGGTTATGCAAATGTTGATTTTCGTGGTAGAATTGTATATGAAAATGCAAGTAATGTTATGCGTTTTTATACTGCGGGAAGTCAGCGGATGTATATTACGGGTAGCGATTTGGTTTCTTACAATCATCTATATTTAAGTGGTAAAAATATAAGAAGATCGACTCATCATACAGGGCATTTAGAAGGTAGTTATAACAATATAGGAGCTAACAATAACAAATCAAATCCCATTTATACAATTGGTAGTAACTATAATCCAAGTGATGGAGCATTAGGTAATATGTATGGTATAGGATATACCCACTCAAATGCAAGTTTTATCACAGGAGCTGCAAATGGTTGGGGACTTTATGTTGCTTCAGATGGAGATGCCCGAACATTTTTAAACAGCACCGCAAATGGACCAAGTTACATTAACAAAAACGGTGGTCGTGTAGGTATTGGTACTGATTCTCCTGGTGCGCATTTGGAAGTAAGTGGTCAGTATAGTGATAATATGTTACGTTTACGAGATGGTAGTTATTATGCAAATTTTAGAATATCTAACAAATTTGGTAGTGCTGGGCAGTTAGCAGGTAATTATGTACAGTATGCAGCTGGACAAAGTTCAAGTAGTACAGGAACTACAGGTAACGCATTCTTCATCATAGAAACATATGCAAATAATGAAGCAGCTGCAATTGCTATGAATGGTGAAACAACTATAATAGTAAATCCAGGAGATCATGGTGCATTACAATGGTGGGATGAAGATAATTACCCAAGTACGAGCGGATCACGATGGGTAATTTCCACGTCGGGAGGTATAACATCATCATCAGATATAAGATTAAAAGAAAATATTGATTATTTTGATAATTTGTTTGATATTTCCAAAGTAAAACAAAAATTTTCAGAAATGAAATTTTGCACATATAATTTGAAAAAAGGAAAACCAATATACGATGGAAGAAAAACTGAATATTGGGGTGTTATAGCTCAAGAAGTGGAAGTTTTATTTCCAGAACTAATTGAAACAGGTAATGATGAACAAAAAATGAAAATGATAAATAATGAAAGATTAACAATGATATCTCATCATATAACCAAACATCTAATAAAAGAAAATTCTGAATTAAAAACGGAGATAGAAACCTTAAAAACACAGATGTCTGCAATACTTGAAAGATTAAATGCAGCAGGTATTTAATATAAATTGACTTAATAATAACTAAATAAAATATTATTAAGATGGAACCTCCACAATATTTGGCAAAAAAAAATCCACATCCAAGAGATGAATCAATAACATTTGACGAAGGTCCTCATATATATACAATAGATGGAGATAGTGATTATATGTCGGTAACAACCTGGAATCATTCACATTTTGACCATTTTGATGCAGATAAAATTATTGATAAGATGATGATGGGTAGAAAATGGGGACCAGCTCATAAATATTGGGGTATGACAAAAGAAGAAATAAAAAAAATGTGGGAAGAAAATGGAAAAAAAGCATCAACAGCAGGGACAAAAATGCATTATGATATAGAATGCTATTATAATGATATGGATGTAGAAGTAGAAGAAGATTGTTTAGAATGGAAATATTTTGAAGAATTCGAAAAAGAAATAGGTGGAAGTAAGGAACCATACAGAACAGAATGGATGATTTGGGATAAAGAATTAAAATTTGCGGGTTCTATTGACATGACATATATAAATAAAGATGGAACAATAGATATTTATGATTGGAAAAGGAGTGTAGGAATTAGAATGGATAATAAATGGCAAAGTGCTTTAACAGAATGTATTAAGCATTTACCAGATTGTAATTATTATCATTATTGTTTGCAATTAAACACATATAAAGCTTTATTAGAAAAGAATTATGGAGTAAAAGTAAAAGATATGTATTTAGTATGTTTGCATCCAAATAATGAAAATAAAACATATCAAAGAATAAAAGTAATAGACTTACAAGAAGAGGTAATAAATTTGTTTGAATTACGTAAAAAAAATGTTAAATAAAGAACTTAAAAATGAAATTACAGATTAATTTATATGACTGAACCATTTTGCGAAGACTATATTTATTTGTTTGAAACGAAATCAGCAGCTTGCAAATATTGTGTAGAGAATAATATGTTATTTCCAATGTTTTTTTTAGTTAGTTTTATACCATTCACTATTTTATTTTCAAGTTGGATAGTAGCAAAATTTGTATTTTTGCCACATGTAGAAATGGCGAAAAATGAGAAAGAAATAGAATGGCCAGAAGAGGAAGAGATAATTAAATATGAGGAGAAATATCCAATTATAGAAAAGAATGTAAAGAATGAAGATTTAGATACAGATAACTGTTGTGTATGTGAATCCACACCGGATGGATTAGTATTTATGAAATACAATAAAAAAAATGAGATTTTTGATTGGTGGGGAGATAATAAATCGGTATCTTACAAATATTTGGAAACAGTAGCAAGAAAATATGTAAATTCATTTAAATGCAGTAATTTTTATATTGATAGAGAGGAAGATTTAAAACAACAGATAGAAAAGGAGAAAGTAGAAGAAGAAAGAAAAAAGATGGAAGATGAGGATAAAAAGGAAGAAGAAGTTGATAGTGACGATGATTTATTTGTGAAATTAAAACCAAATGAGAAAATAAAACCAAAAAAGAAAGGAAAAATGGCTGCAATCAATGGTAATAAATATAAATATTGTGGTAAAATAAAGGATTTTAAACTTTTAAAAAAAACAGCGAAAAGGAAAAAGAAAAAATTAGATTTTTCAAGTTGGAAATCAATGTTAAATAATTAAATAAATTATAATTAAATAAATAATAATTTATTTTTTAGATTTAGTTTTATTATGAGTGCTTTTTTTATGGTGCTTTTTTTTTGTATTTCTACGACCACCTTTTTTTGGAGCAGGTTTTGCATCAACAGTAGGAGCGGAAGGTTTTGCGTCAACAGGAGGAGCCGAAGGTTTTGCATCAGGAGGAGCTGAAGGTTTTGCATCAGGAGGAGCTGAAGGTTTTGCATCAGGAGGAGCTGAAGGTTTTGCATCAACAGGAGAAGCTAAAGGTTTTGCATCAACAGTAGGAGCTGAAGATTTAATAGAAGTTGTAGATGGTAATTTTTTAGTAATACTATAATTTTTATCAGGAACATCACCAAAGGGTTGTTGAAGAAAGTTTTCAACAAAATTAGAAACATCTTTTACTTGTTTAGATCTATCTTTTAAAAATTTGGCATATTTTTTAATATTTTGTTTATTTTTATCAGTTGTTTTATCTATAGTTTCAAATAAAGCTTCCATAGAATTAGCACTTAATCCTATACCAGAAGCTGCAGCAGCTGCAGCAGCTAATCCTCCTCTTGCGATAGAAAAAGCATTTCCTATAGGTCCTGCACCAGCGGCTCCATGAAATCCAGCATTTAATGAATTTCTTATCATTTTTTCTATTTTGTCTGCGACTTTAACTATAGATGCATCTAATTGATCACCACCTTCGTCCAAAGCATCAGTTCCAATTTTTAAAGCAGGTTTAATAAATTCTTCTTTAATGGCTTCTAAAAGTTTTTCTCTTGCGACTTTAACACCTTCTTCTTCCCAAATCATATTCATAGCTCCAAATAATCCAGTATACTGTTCGGTTAATTCTTGAAAATATTTCTGAAATTCAGTATCAGTAACGGGTTGATCACCGTCCATTTGGGGTAACATTTGTTTTTGAACTCTTTGTAATAAAGCTTGAGGTATTTTTAACAATAATTTGCTATAAGCCATTAATACATTTTTCATTCCTTCCTCTGACATTTTTTTTGCTATTTCTTGAAAATCTTCCTGTTTAAAAAAACCATATTTCTGTAATTTATCAACTAATTTAACACCATATGGGTCAATTTCTAATGCATTTTTTAAATCTGTGGGTGATATTTTTTTTTTATCTTTAGTTTCAGTTTGTTTAGAGTCACCATTAGGGGGATCGACAGTAATACTTGCAATATTTTCTCCTGGTGGCATTTTAACACCAAAAGTATTTTTCCCTTGTTTAACAGTTAATATATCACCTTCTTTTAATCCTGCGGTTGAGGGAATATTTACATCAATATATCTATCTTTTCGCCAAGGCATTTTTGGAAAACTTATATCAGGTATATTCATTATTAATATAAGATTATACTTTATTTTTCTTTATCCAATTTAAAAATCCAATGCTTTTTTCAATATTAAAAGAACTACCTAAATCTTCTTTTGCTATTTTCAATGCTAATTTTTGTAATTCATTTAATGAATTAATATACTGGATAATGATTTCTTTATTATAAGGCATTTTTAATAATATGTAACTGGATATTTTAATATCAATTTTTGGATATAAAACAAATAAAATTTTTTTCATTTATTAATTTCGACATTTCATATTCTATTTTAAATCCAGCTTCAATAAGTTGAGAAAATAATACATCTATTTCATTTTCTTTTAATAATTCATTATTACTTTTATTAATAAAAACTTTTAAACAAGAGTGATTATCGCAACAAGATGAAAAAGTATGAAAGGGTGATAATTTTTCTTTTGAAATAATTTTAGTTATTAAATTTAAACTATTATCATGAGGAGGATTACTTATAGAAAATATATTTTTATAACATTTAGTAAATTTATCAAGATGAACAATTTTAATAATTTTGTGGATAGGCATTATATAAAATTGAAATATTTTTATCTGTGAATAATTTTGATATATGAATATGGATACAAAAACAAAAATATACCGTTTTAAATTTTGTCCAAAGTTTTTGGAGCATTTAAAGGAATTTTCAAGAATTCATAGATTTGATACAGCGGGTGCTTTTAAGGATAATTGGGAAATTTGGTGTGATGAAAATAAAGATATAATTGAAGAAGAAAGTAATAAATTAAAAGAAAAAGGATATGGTGGTAAAGTTTTAGTAAAAATGTATAAAAGTGCGAGATATTATTTTAAAACTAAATCTAATAAAAAATCTGAACCAGTAAAAAGAAGAAATTATATAGGATTAGATAGTGAATTTAGAGACTTAATGGATAATCATATTGAAAACATCTGTGCAAGAAGAGAAATGAAACCAGCAGATGGTTTTGTAAATTTTATAGATGAAGAAAAATATATTGATAAAATTAATACAGAAACAGTTCGATTGAAGAGTTATAATTTTAAACAAGAAGAGATATTTGCGAAAATGAAAAAAACATATAAAAATAGATATTTTATTTATCAAAAAGCTAATTAATTTAATATTAAATAATTAATATAAAATATTTTTTAATATTAATATGAAAGGTGGTAAATTAATAGCGGAAGGGGGATATGGTTGTATATTTCATCCTGGTATAAATTGTGATGGAAAAGAAATGAAAACAAAAAAATACGCAAGTAAAATTCAAAGAATGAGTTCAAGTGCAAAAAATGAGATACAAATAGGAAATATATTAAAAAATATAAATGGATATGAAAATCACTTTGCTCCTATTATTAAACATTGTGAGATAGATATAGCAAAAATAAAAAATAATAAATCAAAAACAAATTGTTCAATAATAAAAAAATCAAAATCAAAAGATTTTATTTTAATGAAATTACCATTTATTAATGGTCTTGATTTTATAGATTATTTAATTAATCAAAAAAATAGTATTCAAATAGTAGATAATATAATAAATAGTTATAATCATTTGGTAAGATCTTGTCAAATGTTAGTAAATAAATCAGTGTTGCATTATGATATTAAAGGTACAAATATTTTATTTGATATTGATAAACAACATCCTTTACTAATAGATTTTGGCTTATCTATCGACATGTCTAAAAAATATACACAAAAATTTTTAAAAACAATGTTTTATGTTTATGCTCCTCAATATTATATATGGCCATTAGAAATACATTATTTATCATATTTGATTAATAAAACAAAAGAACCTTCAAATGAAGAATTAAAAGAAATAGCAAAATTATTTGTAAAACAAAATACAGCATTACAAAAAAATTTTTCTAATGATTTTTTAGAAAAATATAACAATTTATGTTTTAAACAACTTGTAAAATATAATGAAATTAAATTCGATGATAGGATAAATAAAATTATGAAATATTGGAAAACATTTGATAATTATTCTATTTCAATTATGTATTTAAAATTTTTAAAGGTAATAAATATTAATGGTTTTAAAAATAATAAATTTATAATTTTTTTTAGTGAATTATTATTACAAAATATACATCCTAATCCAGAGAAACGTTTAAGTTTAATTAGTACTATTCATACTTTTAATGCATTTTTATATGAAAAAAATTTAAATAATATTACAACTTTTGGAGAATTAACAGATGGTATAGTAAAAAATAGACAAGAAATAAACGAAAACTTGTATTTAGAAAAAAAGAAAGGATTATTAGATACAAAAAGTATGAAGAGTTTGCAAAGAAATCACTCAAAAATAAAATAATTATTTATTTTTCTTTTTATTTTTCTTTTTATTTTTATTTTTTTTATTTAAAGTTTTTTTTCTACTTTTCTTAATTTTTCTTTTTCCACCTCTTTTTTTATTTTTATAAGTTTTATTGGCTCTTTTTAATATTTGCGTTAAGGAAATTCCA